CTTTGGCTTTCCTGTAAAGTTAATATCAGTAGTTGATCTTTCTGGAATATACTCATCTATAAAAGTTGTATCTCTTTGTTGTAACCAAGTTCTAGTTCCGTCAGTTTCAACTAATTGTAATCCTCTAGCAAACTTAAATCCGCCCTCAGGACCACTGACATCTAAAAAAGCGTTATTGGCTTCAAAGGTTGTTGTTGCATATCTTCTTTGGTCATCACTATCAACCTCTCTTGAAACTTTATTTTCTGTATTTGTAATAAAAACATTTATAACTGTGTTTGTTAAAACATCAGATGTAACCTCTGTATAGTTTCTTACATTATCTAATAATTCAGAATAATTCATGATATCACCACTGTCACATTACCAAGTGCTGAGGACATTATCAAGTCATCTCTAATAGGTGAGGGCTGCATCCCAACACTATCAAAGGGTGTGCTGTTTGGAAAACCTACGTCAACAAT